CGTAACGCCTGTTGATTTACTGGTTGCCTGAGTAACAGAAACGCCAGAAGTTGTTGGGCTGCCAGTTGTGTAACCTAATTGCCCTGTGATATTGTTCACCAGGGAATAATTGGCATCGATAATATCTTGGTCAAGATATGCCGCGCCAATTGCTTGTGAATTTGACATGATGTGATCCTTAAAAGAGTTAGGTTTGTGGATTATGCTTCAACTACGGCACAAATGTCCGCTTCTTGAATTACCTGGTAGTCTTGGCCCGCCACGTTATGCGTGGGCCAATTTAAATAGTCACCGTTTCCGTACTTGACGAAATCGCCGACTTTTACTTCTGAAACCATTGGACCGATCGCCATGATCGTGCCTTCGTTAAATGGTTCTTTATTGTTTACCACGATGATTTCGGATAACGTCCGCACCTGGGGACGTACCACTACGCGGTCACGCAACGGCTGCAGCATCTTTTTTCCTTGTGTATTTGCGTTTGGGGGCTTCGGAAACCGTGTCGGTCATTATGTCGTACACGGGCATTTGAACCAGGGCCATAGGCGCTAGAACGTGTTCACCGCACCAATCATTTTCGTGTTTATTAAGCATTTGCGGATAACGGCGGCAGCTGCCCATGATTTGGGCGTTCTTAAAGAACAAACAAGTAGCGCAGCTAGACACCGCGAGTCCCATCCATGTCTTCGCGCATAACGGCTTTGTTCAAACCAGCAGCCATGCGTTCAGCCAGGCCTTTGTTTTCTGCTTCAAAACGCCGCATTTCCCGATGTTCAGCGGGAGTTAGTGCCCTTAGTTCCGTGGTAGATGGCATCGCTGATTCGCTCCGTTCCGCCGATACCGCTGGAACGTACTCTTTCGAGAGTCTCATACAACCTCCTTTTAACTTCATTCTCTTCTAATTTAGGTAACTTGTCAAGCTGGCTTGCCTTGGCGTTGCCCCTACCCAACGAATTGTCAACGATTTGTATGTTTACCCGCGGGTTTTTAGCGTATTTCTTCTGCAGCTGCTCTATTACCTGGCGCGAACCCATGTGGGTTTTTAGATGTTCACCAATTGGGACGGTTCGACCTGATCCCTTTTCCTTTTCCATCCTGTGTGCCCGTGACAATGCGCCATTTTCTAGCGCTTCAGCTGGGTCGCGGTATGTGTAAACGATTCGGACCTTGCGTTTGGCTTCCAAGGCTTGCTGTATCTTTTTGTCCGCCGATGAAAACTTGTTCATGTTGGTGTCGTAGATCATTTCGGCTTTTGCAAGCGCTGGATCGACTTTTTCCAATATGTCCAAGGCCGTGGTCTTGCCCGCACCAGTTCCACCCGCGCTAAATACCACCGTGTTATCCATGCCCTTGGGGGTCGGCTGCGCGAGTCTGTCGGCATATATGGTCTTCATAAAGTGACTAGCACCTTCGTGTATGTCCGCCGACCTGGTCCTATCTTCCCGATAGTGTGGCGACATTTCCCGCGCTACATCGGTGTTAATAACTCGCCCAGCTTTTGATTCTGGGTGTGCGGTGTATTCCTGGACCAGCTGCGGGTAATCGTTTTGTATCCGATTAAAGTATTCCTGGTCCGCTGGGTGCATTTGCGGCTGCTGCGGCGCTGGCGGCATAAACGCCGAAACCCTGTTCATGCCAGGGTCGGCTTGTTGTTGCCCCGCCGCCATCATTGCGGTTAGGGGATTAGCCATTACTGGCAGCTTTTACGGTCGTGCGAGTAGCAAACACCGCTGGATTTACCGCCATCGAAATTCTTGTTCGCGCCCATTTTATTGGTCATTGCGTTAGGAATGTTGTTTTTGGCGCTGCCTTTTGTGCCAGTTGAGTCAGAAGCAGCTGGGTTGCCCTTCATCATCGCGTGTGTGCCGTAGCCTTTGGATTCGTTTTTCTCGATTTCAGCCATGATTTTTCCTTAATCTAAGTAGCGGAGTTTATACAAAGTAGTGTTAATCAAATCTGCGATCTCATCAACAATATTTTGTAATTCGGTATCCTGGGGTAGCTCCTTACGGGCTTCCAGGACAAATTGCTTCATACTGGTTAAATACTTTACTGGGTCTTTTTCCGTATGAAATTCATCAGGGAATTTTTTAAGCTGTTCATAGCTGCCCATATACGCTTCTGCGAACTGGTCAACCAAGTCAATAATTTGTCCATAGTATTTCCTTAAAGCTTTATGCTTGGAAAACGATTCAGTAGCCCAATGCATAAAATGCGTTACCGTGCTGGAATGCAGCAAAGTGGCGACAAATTCAGCTACTTCATGGTTCATGTTTGCACTATATCACTATTTGATTTCAATTACATCTTTTCCTTTGCTGCGTAAATAGTTGGCTGTTTTGGTGATCATGGTTTCGTAGACCGACCTGGAAACGCTAATTCGTTGTAGGTCATGGTAGGCGCAAATCTCCCGCAAGGCATTGATCCCCAGGCCTGACAAACCCATCTTCATGGACTTCTGGTAACGCAGCGCTGCTTCGGTCATGGCCTGGCAACCGTCTTCGCAGTATGGCAGCACTTCTGGACCTATGCCGCTTTTGCCCATCATTTCGGCAATGTTCATCATGTCCACCAGCACCCGCCAATCTTCCACCGTGCCCCAGCCCTTGACCATCGAATCAAACGCGCTCAGCTCCCGCATACGCAGCTTGTCTAACAAACGGTCTTCTGTCACCCTAGCACCAGCAATTGCGTGGGTGATTGGGTTAATCGTGGTTGACCAAATTTTCCGCTTGCACTTCTTTTTCATGCTCTATTCCCTTTTGTGCCATCCAAGCTAGCAGCCATTCAATAAATTCTGATCCCTCTTCCACGGTAAATTTGTGGCTTTGCATTCCCAGCTGCACGACCCGTTCACCGTCAAGGCTGGGGGCGATCTTGCCCAGCTTGCGGTTTGTTTCATGCGCCCATTGGTCGATTAGCAGCCTTTTCCAATCGTCCGCGGTCCAGGTCGATCCAACCTTTTTCATCTCAGCTGCAATTTTGTGGATTAGCGCGTGAAACATATCGTTTTGGTCGCTGCTGCGCCTGGCTTGTTTGATCTCCAGGCGCATACGCCGCCCAGCTTGCAGCCCTTCTTTGACCTTGGGCCAAATTTCCTTCATCACCACCGCGGCTTGTTGCGGGTTGTGCAGCTGGATAATCATGGGTGTTCGTGAATCATTACGTTTGCACCTGGTTCTAGCGCGTAGCACTTCAGAATGTGAGCTTCTACGATTTGGCTGTCGTCCGCATAAACAATTCCGTTCATTGCATCGGTGATGCTTTTGTAACAATTGTCCAGGTCTACGCGCTTGGGAAATTCCAAACCGTTTAAACAAGCTTCTGTGCGTTTTTTGGAGTAGGACGTTGGCACGGCATAGCGAAGATATAAAAACACGGTTAAATGGCCTTTTAGCGGTTCTGAGCTGCCAATTGCCATCCGTGCTTTGGTTGCCACGCGAGTTTCGTATTCAATTGTTTTGGAATCGGTGTAGGTTTGGACAAATGTTCCGCGCCTAGCAAACCGCGGGCGGCCCTTGGGGACGGGGTCGCCTGGCACTTCAAAGTTAACGATTAACATTTTTTAGCCTGTTCATGTTGTCGCGCAGCTGGTCGGCTGCAGCTGGTCCGCGCTTTTTGGCAATGTCCGCCAGGGTTTTAGTCCACCAATCCATCGCTTCGCCCTTTCCCGTTTCCCGCGTCTTTTTGCGGTATCTCGTAATCCATTCCCTGGCTTCGCAGTCCCTCATGTAATCCATCCAAATCCCCAGTCATTTCTAAAGCTTTGTTAACAATGTTAAGCGGATAGCTTTCGCCATCAACCACGCGGTCCAGGATTAGGTTTGCGGTTTGGTAGTTCATTAAAAATCTTCTTTGTCGTCATACCATTGCGCCACGGTCTTGGGTTCTTTTGGCAGTAAGGCGGCTATGTTGCGACTGGGCTTTTGACCTGACCATTGGTGATGCGAGCATTTGGGTCGGTCGCCGCTTATGTGAACCGTCCAGCGTTTATTGCAGCCAGGCACGGAACACATAAGTTCGCTGCCATCATCAATTTGTTGATTGTCTTTTTTAAAATTAGTTAGCGCCATGATATTTTCCTTCTACGATTTTGCAAAAATTGGTTGGTTTAATGATCCATTCCAGGTCGGCAACAAAGGATCGACCGCTTTTGTCGTTCACCCGACCAGTTAAAAATTTAGATGTGCCTATGTGGGAAAAGAATTCAGCCCACCAGGTCAAAACGTCTTGGCCTGTTATGGGTTTTTGTTCTGCAAGTTCTGCAGCCACTTCCCGCCAGCGTTGGCGTAGGTAGCCTTTCCTCGTTTCGTTCCAAACTTCCACCTTGCGTAACGTTGGCAAATTCTGGTGATATAGGGCAATGACTGCCTTGTGATCACAACCTGGTAACTTGTTTTCGTCCGAAGGTTCGCCGTCAGGCGGACATATAGATATATCTGGTTTATGGTTATTGGTTATTGGTTTATGGTTATTGGTTGCTATTGGGGTCGAATTAGGGGGGCTATTGACCTCCCTATCACCACCCCATCTTTTGGCAGCTCCACGTTTACCAGCTTCAGAAAATTCTTTAAATTTTGCTATTTCTTTATCGGCCCGCGGACTGACAAACCCTTCGTCCGTGGAAACAAAAAATTCATTTAGGACCGTTAAAACGTCCTGTTCATATTCGCGCATACCGATCTGGCGGGCTATGTCGCGCTGCTTGATTGGGTTTTCGTGCAGATAGTAAAAGTCCAGTAGCCGCCGATAGGCCAGGTCTTCCATCAACGTTAAATGGCTGGTGTGCGATTTGTAATCGCCGATATGAAAATTGAAATAGTGCATAAATGCAACTCCGCAAAACTCCCAGGAAGAAACAAGCGGCAGAGGGGGAGTTCCTTTTTCGGTGCGCTCATGACTTCGCACCTAGCCGTGTTTCAAAAAATTATACGTTAAACCATTCGGGATGCAACACTTGCAGCTGCCAAACCCTAGCCTGGGGGACGGTTTTCCATTGGCTAATGGCTGCAGTTGTAATGCCCAGCAGCTCCGCCAGCTTCCTGGCAGAACCAGCTTTTTTTATTGCTTGCTCTTTTGTCATATTCGCATATTAATTTAGCTTGCTTAATTTGTCAATACCCTACAAAGTTAAGGGGGCTTTATAAATACTTGTTGCAATTAATGTTTAGCTAGCTTAATATTCGTCTATGCCCTAGCGAATTGCACGGGGTCTTTAAAAGGAAATCAAAATGTCAAATCGTCAATACTTCTCATGTGCCGAAACCGCAAAAATGGTTCGCGCAGCTCTAAAAGAATCTTTTCCAGGAGTAAAGTTTAGCGTTAAGTCCAGCGTTTACAGCGGCGGCGCTTCCATCAATATCCGCTACACGGACGGCCCAACATACGACCAGGTCAAAATGGTTGCTGGTATGTTCGAAGGCGCTTATTTCGATGGCATGACCGACTACAAAGGCAGCAATTACGGCAGCCTTGACGGTCAAGAAGTGCGCTTTGGTGCTGATTTCATTTTCATCAACCGCGAATTTTCTGCTGAGTTTTTAACTACCCAAGTCGCTGCAGCTTGCGCCTACTTCGGTTACGCAATGCCGCAGATCACCGCACCAGCTGGCTACAGCGCTTACATCGCCGACCGCCTGGATTACGAAATTAACCGCCGCATCATGGGCCAGGTGTCAGAAGTTAGCCTTTGCGCCAGCAGCCCCAGCGCCACGCTAGCCCGCGTGGGCTACCTGGGTGACGATGGTTATGGCTACGGTGCAGTTGGCAGATTAGCAGCATAAGGGGGACAACATGACAAACGTTAAAACCATTATTGACAGCTTAACCAAAGTGCAAGCCCAGGAATGGGCAGCCACCACAGAAAAATATTTGTTTGTGGATTACGAAATTGTCTCCGAATTTGGTATCAGCTTAAACGACTTACCAAACAACAATTTGATAGACCAAATCGAAGCCCGCTTTACTCAACTTTTAAACGATTAAAGGAAAAAAAATGACAGTCGCAATTTCTCAAATTCCCGCAACCAATCAGGTCGCAACATATCTCAATGAAGAATACGGCATCGCCGCCCTGGTGACTAAGGTTAGCCGCGGCTATGCCGTGACCTTGTTGGATACCGATGCAGAAGAGATCGTGCCCACGGTCCGCATTTTCCCGTTTGATATGTTGGCCCAGGCCATCGTTTACGCAAAACAAATTGCAAACTTAAAGGATTAATCATGGAAATCAAAGCAGTAAAAAGCGCCTTCGGTTGGAAGGCTTGGGACTTTTTCACAATCGATAGCGAAACCCGCATCACCATAACCACAATGAAGCGCTCCAACGGCCTAATGACCACCACCGTGGTCGGCAGCTGCAAAGAAGGCGAAATGTGGTACTTCACCGCCTGTAAAGACTACAGCATGACCTGGGCAGTTAGCGACTGCAACCGCGTTACCAAACCAGCTGTGGAAGCCCAGCAAGCCCAAGTGATTGCCAAGCTGGACCAGATCAAAAAAGAAGTTGCAGCTTTTTATGATGATATTAGGGTAAACACCTAGTAAATAATTGATAAGCTAGCTTTACAATGCATTCATGCCCCAGCAATTTCGCATAGGGTCTTTTAAAAGGAAATTCAAATGTCAGATATTCAAATGTACGGTGTAGCAAATATCGATGCCTACATCAATTCCGTTGTAAATTCTTTTACATACAAAGTTACTGGCGGCAACATGATCGTTGCTGGACTTATGTCCGATGCCCAGGAACTAATGTCTTTCGGTGACACCGAAGGCGCTCGCAAAACTCTAAATATCGCTAAAGCTATTCTGTTCCAAATCATGGATGGGCAGCTGGTCGGCACACAACCAGAACGTGTTTAAGGGGATCAATATGGACTACGCACTAGAACACACCGACCTGGATCGTTTTACTTGCAATTACGACTTCACCAAAGTCGATTGCTTCTTCGAACCTTGCAGCTATAACTTGCTGTTCGCTTATGTCGGCGGTCAATTAGTAACGGAGATGCTGCGCGACAGCGTTATCCAGGACTTCGAACGCCAATATGAAATTGCTTGCCGCGTTGATATGGAAGAACAAAAGCTTGACGCAGCCCTTGATCGTTACTACCAAAAAACTGGAGTCATTTTATGAAGCTTGATAACTACACCCAAAACGCCATCCAAGGCCCTTACACCCCAACACGCCCGACCAGGGCGGACCTGGTTATTCTGTGGTTAAGCGGCTTTGTCGCTGGCTTGATCTTCGCCCTTTTTATAACTGGAAACTGAAATGAAAATGATCACATACACATTACTTTGCATGGCATCGATCATCACGTTTGGCTGCTCCAACGCACCAAAAACGCCCGTCACGGAATTTAACGCGCCCAACCAGGAATTAATTGTTGACGCAAAAATCCAATCAATGGGACGCAACGAAGTGATCGATGCGGTTAAACAATGCGAAACCAATGGCTTACGGGCCATTCCCCTATACGCAAAACGCAAGGTTAGCGGCTACACGGTCGAAACCATTGTCGAAGTTACTTGCGGTCCTAAATATCCATACTAAGGAAACATTATGCAAATCGAATTATCAATTGACGAAGTTAAAGATGCCGTGGCCCTGATCTTGTCGGTCAAATACAACCTGGACGTTAAGAAGTGCAATTTCACATACGACCTGGTTAACTTTGACAGCAGCTTGTTTGGCCTTACTTGTGAAGTGTTTGAAAAGGAAACTAAATGAAAAATATAGCCACCGCCCTGGTCAAAGCACAAAAGGCTTTTGGGCCAGCTTTAAAGACCGCTACGAACCCGCATTTTCGCAGCCGCTACGCTGACCTATCTGCTTGCGTTGAAGCGGTTATGGACGCATTAAACAATAACGGCATTTACTTGCTGCAAAAAAATTACGATTGCACCGATGGCGTAATGGTCGAAACCGTGTTTGTCCACGAATCTGGCGAAATGCTGGAAACTGGCATTGTCCACTTCCCCGCGGTCAAACACGATCCCCAGGGCTACGCTAGCGCTTTGACCTATGCCCGCCGTTACAGCCTTATGGCTGCCTGTGGTATTGCCCCAGAAGATGATGATGGCAATGCTGCAACCAAACGACCAGCTGCCAAAGTAAACGAAAAAGCTTTGACGGACCACCTGGCTGCCATCGATGCCACCAGCAATAGCGAAGAGTTAACCGAAGCATTCCAGGCAGCGTTTGAAGCTTGCAACGGCGACCAGGCCTGGCAAGCCAAAGTTATGGCTGCCAAAAAATCCCGTGTAGATCGTGCAAAAAAGGAAAAAAATGTCTGATATTGAACAACGTACCGAAGAATGGTTTGCTGCCCGCCTGGGCAAAGTAACCGCATCCCGCGTGGCGGATGTAATCGCCAAAACCAAAACTGGTTATGCAGCCACCCGCGATACATACATGACGCAGCTGGTGCTGGAACGTATTACAAAAACCAAGGCCGAAGGGTTTACCAGCTCCGCCATGCAGTGGGGCGTGGACCAAGAACCCTACGCCCGCGGATTTTTTGAAGCCACCACGGGCCAGATGGTTCAAGAAGTGGGGTTCATACCTCACCCGTTAATTGACATGGCTGGCGCGTCTCCTGATGGCCTTCTGGACGATGGCGAAGGCATGATCGAAATTAAATGCCCAGAATCTAAGGGAATGATAGAAGCCCTACTAACCCAAAAAGTCCCGCAGCGTTACATAACGCAAATGCAATTTCAAATGGCCTGTGCGGACCGTAAGTATTGCCAGTATGTGGTATTCGATCCGCGAATGCCACCGAAGGCGCAATTGTTTGTCAAACGGGTAGACCGTGACGATAAATACATCGCAGAGATCGAAGCGGAGATTGTGAAATTTCTAGCCGAAGTCGATGCCCAGGTCCAACAACTAAACGCAATTATTGATTCAAAATGAAAAAAACCTACGATTTAAAATTTCCCGCCCGCACTTACAAAACCGCCAATGGTGAAGAAAAAACCTTTTGGGCAGCACATGGAACATTGCGTGTCGAATGTCCAGATGGAATTGATTTAACAAAATTTCAGTTCACGGTCAAAATGGATTCGATGCCCGTTTCAAAAGACTATGACGGTTGGTTTCAATGCTATGAAAAGAAACCATTTGAAGAACGCCAGAGCGAATCTAGACCTGGTGAATATGAAGATATTAAATTCTAGGAGCTGCCATGCTTGATCATCCAAGGGTTAGAAATAGCGATCCGATGACAAGCTGGGCCGCGGCTGGTTCTGCAAAGGACCTAGCGAAAGCCCACGCAGCCAAGATCGTGCAATGCCTTATAGAACACGGCAGCCTGGGCAAAGATGGTATCGCCCACCATACTGGCTTGGACGCAAACCAAGTTGCCAGGCGGCTGCATGAGCTGGAAAGGGAAGGGGAAATCTGCTTGACGGGCAACGTGGTTAAGTCAAAATCTAACCGCCTGGAACGTGAATGGAAAATCGCACCACTTCAAAGGAATTTAATATGATGGAAAGCATACTAACCATTATTGTGCTGCTAATGGTCGGCGCTTGTATTGGAGTCGGCGTAATAATCGCCGTGCTTTGGTTTAGCGTGGACAGAGATTAAGCGTGATACTGGGCTTCCGTAAGAATGCCAGGCTTGTATTTGCCTTCTGGCTTATAGATAGTTAATTCTTGCTGGCGCATCTCAGGCGCAAACGATAGGTGCATCCACCGACCGTATTCGTGAATCATTTGATCAAACTTAATACCAGCCTTTATAACAAGCTGACATAGTTCGTAAGGAGTATGAGCAGAAGAAGAGCAATCAATAGCCCACCCGTCCATGTGACTGGATACTTTAGAGCCACCAACAGCCACATTAACATCGGGCAAGCGTAGCCAAGAATTAACACGAAGAGCGCCTGTGACATTGCGGACTGCCTCCAACTGATTCGCAGCCGACTTCATATTTACCAGTTGGCGTTCATCGGGCTGGTTGTTAATGTGCATCCGAATAGCCGTTTCGCTATACGTGGCTTCTTCTAGGGTGAAGTGTTCTGAGAGCTGCATGTTAGTGTTTGTGACTTGCACCAAAATAGTAGCTTAATACCATAACTAACGCGCCATCTAATGTACCCAATACACGGATGATAATCTCACGCATCTCATTAGGCACAACGTGAGTCAATAAGTGATACTGGATGAGCCCCCATGCAATCACTACCACAATAGCCAAAATAGGCGTTACGGACTTATTAAGTAGGGGTGTGTGCTCGCTTGTGGCTAAAGCCATCTCGTTCTTGCGGGCAGAATCTCTGTCGGCGGCGTCTAGCTTTGCGTACTCTAGCTCCAGTTCTTGAAGTTTTTGAGCCGCCTGTGGATCACCAGCAATCGCTTTTGCAACGGATTCGACAGAATCGGAGACACCAAACTTAGAAGCCAGAGCGGACACCGCCATGCCACCCAGAGGACCAGCAACAGCAGTTGCCAACGTGGGCGCGATACCTTTGAGTAAGCCGAATAGTTCATTC